CGCCTCAACCATGCGCGGCAGGAACAGCGAGTGATATTCGGCGTTGCTATCTGACGGGTCGAGTATGTCGTTGGCTCGAACGACAATAATCTTATCAATCCACTCAGATGGATGCGCCTCAACATGATCACGCATTTTTTCATTCTTAACAGCCACATCCACAAGAAGCTCACCACAAGAAGTTACGCAGGTCAGTGAGCCAGGGCGACCCTCATTCTTCGTGCCTTCTCGACCGGGTACTATGTCAGTCACCCTCAAATCAACATCAACCTCAAGTTTCAGCTTTACCTGATGCTTACTTGTGCCATCTTTCCAGATGGCATCTGGGCGCTTGATAATTGTTCCTTCTTTACCTTGCTTCAGAAGTTCAGCGTAATGCTTAAATGCCTCGCGCTGACTCTTAACCAGGCGAGTTGGGATCAATTCAACATGCTTCCCATCGGCAGCCGCAAGCCACTTGATGATGCTCTTAAGGCGGAATTGATAGCCAAATTTGTATTCACCTTTGGGCACTACAGACTCAAGCGGAATCGCATCCCACACGAAATAACGCAAAAGATCACCTTCGTTAAATTGACCACCGCTCTGGATGTGATTCATGACGCCATTGGACTCTGCACGCGGGAGAATTTTTCCATCTCGCTCAACAAGAAATTCACCATGCAACTGATACCCTGATGGGATTCGTGTGCGAATCTCCTCAGTAAATGTTTTCAGCGCCCCCAACGGGTATTCAGTCCCCTGACGACTGGTAACCTTAACAATGCCGCCATGTTCATGATCGACGTTGGCGAACATGCCATCTGCCTTTTCCTGAGACAGAATACCCTGCCCCCAATCCCACTTGCTGATATCCACTTTGCTGGTCAAAGAGCAGCGCATGTAAGGGAAAGTTCGAATGAGGCCCTTTGAGGCTTTATTTGCCGTACTCGCTCCAAAACCAGCCCGGAGGTCTTTCCGAATGATGCGCTTCAACAATTCACCCGACTTTGGAGAAAGTTCCAGCATCGTATCGGCAACTTGTGTAAAAGCGTCATTTCCGGTCAGCTCTCTGCGAGCCAGCTTATCGATAAGCACCCACACATCCTCATTGAAGGTAGAGGTTCCTTTGTTGCTCGGCGCTGGAACTTTCTGCATTCCGTATGTGATAAGCGGGTCAAGGGACACAAACAAAACCCGCCGAAAATCATCGTCGTCAATATGACGCTTGATAATTGCCTCTTTCTCCGTCTTCTTGGTGGTCGAAGCGACCTGATCGATTACATCGAAAATTTCATCTGAATTCATTTATCACCTCTCATTTGTGCAGCGATTTCCGCAAGGGTTAATGGTTTTGTTTGCTTTGACGACTTCTCTTCTTCTGGCGACTTCTGTTCTTTGATCGTCTTGTTAATCACCTCGGAGTAGTCAACATTCCTCGCCTGAAGACCTTCCTTCTTTTCTGCCTTCGGCTTAACGATTTGATTTGTCGGTGGCTTGTTTGCAGGCAAGTTGTCGCTCTTGCCGCCAACTTGATTCCACCCCTTAGCATAACTCAGGGATGACTTATCAATTTTTACAATGGGAATCTTCGCATCCTTGCGAGGCTTATAATAAAGCGCCTCACCTTTCTCAATTTCCTCCTTGCGCATCCTGACTGCAGGGCACCCTTCCCTGCGAATTGCGGTCGCACAATCGTTGTAGAGCTCCTTGTCCAAACTGCCATCTTTGTATCTGGCATTGATATGCAAACAAGCGGCATAAGCTTTGCTATGCTGTACATGATTGCAATTGTGGTAATAAGCATTATCACCACCAGCAGACATCCCAACCGGTATCTTTTCGTTCATTACCAACCTCCATAATTTGACGGCAGAGAGGGAGAAGGCGTCTCACGCTTAACTGCACTTTCTAACTTGGGTATTGGTTTAATTATTAATTCTGCACCTTCGAGTGCATAAAAATAATCGGCAGTAATGTAATCACTCAATGTACAATCATTAACGGCCAAACGATGCTCGGAAACCTCTCCTGCATCGTTATACCCAACGATACCCTTGTCATGATGGCAATACCTCTTTGTAGGTGACGTCTTTGAGCCAATCAATGCATCTACATCTTGAAGCGCCTTCCTTACTGTCTTTTTATCGTAAGTTGCTACCGACGCTTGCCCTTTCGCGCCGCACTTGCCCCAACGCCTAACAACAAAGCCTGTATCAGTTTCCTTATTGCGCACTATCAATATGTGATAGTCCTTGGTTCCACTTTCATGCTCAAGGTAATGCTCTTCAACACTAAATCGCTTACTCATAACCTCTCCTGATTCGTCTCCATGCTTATACTTTAGCGTTTGTGCAGCGGGGTTTCAATCAGTTATGACTTAGCAATAGCTTTGCAGCCGTGAGCTTATTGAGTGTTACTGCCTGCCTGTAAGCGTTTATCACCTGCTCTTTTGTGCATTCATTTGGATCAAGACCCGGAGGAAGAATGGCGATGCGAACATTAAAGCCGACTGTTCTTATTTTCTCCCCAGCCTTTACCGCCGCTTTTATCGCTGAGCTCTCACCATCCCACATGAATGTAATCGTCTTGAGGCCATGTTTTTTCAATATGAGAAGCTGCCCGAGTTGGTCTTCAGCGTCACCCTCAACGGCTGAGAGAGACTTGCCAAAAGTGCCTACAGCCTTTATTCGACCGTCATACTGATCCATCGCCAGCTTAATCGCCATAACGTCAAACACACCCTCCCCTATCACAATCTCTCTTGCACCTATGGCGTTATGACCATCGAAGAGATATTTGCCAGTCGAGGCGAACCCTGGCGGAAACAAATACTTTCTGGGTGAGCGTCCGGTAATATCACGACCTTGAAACGAAACAAGCTTCCCATTCAAGTCATAGATTGGGATTATCACCCTTTGAGAGTAGTCCTGTTTGGTTGCGCCGCCGTTCCATTCATATTCAAAGGTTCCATTTTCTGAATATCTCAAGCCGTAATGAGAAGCTGTGGCGATATCGATCCCGCGCTCAGTGAGGTAAACCAGATTCATTCCGTCGATAGGGAGCGCTCTCGACGCTGGAAGATTTTCATCTAAAAGGTCTTTCTTTGGCTGCTCAACCTCAATCTTCTCTCTTTTGGGTTGCCAGCCGATCACCTCAGCTAAATTTTTCAGGTACTCAAAAGTTGCCTTTGGTGACTCCGCCAGTACCTCCTGAGCAAAAGAGAACTTGTTGAACTTCGCGTCGCAGCGAAAGCAATTGCCAAGACCAGTCTCCTCATTGAGATAAACCTTCCACTTGGAATTTCCACAAACCGGACACTCATGAACATTCAACTGGCGCCCGGAAGAGCCGAATGTATTCTTGTAATCAACTCCCAAATCATCGAGCAAATACTCAGGCTCGATAACCTCAAGTATCTCTTCCAAATTACTCATGCCGCACTCAATACTGATGTGCAGAATTGCATCCTGGCCAAATCTTGCTTGATTCTGATAGTGAATCCGCCAGCCTGGTTACGAGATGCAGCGAAGAATAGTCGAGCCTCGCCCTTCTGCTGCTCTTCCTCGGTTTTGTTGATAGAGATAACAAGGTCGGCGATTCTGATCTTATTGAAGTCTTCAGCGGCGTGCTCTGCCTTTGCCACATCAGCCTTGAATCCTTCGCGGTTTGTTTGCGTTGCGGAGAGAATCGCACACCCCTCCTCCTGAGCCACCGCTCGAACGTCAACCCAAACACTTTTAGAGTTTGCGATCTCATCGTTCATTCGGTAATTCGGCGCCATGATGTCCAGATAGTCGATAACGATCATATCGAAAGAGATGCCTTTGGCCTTGTAATGCTGAACAAGGCGACGCAAATCTTGCGGAGTCCATGAGCCTGATGGGTACTCATGAATCATGAACTCGCCGCGATTACTACTCAAACCCATTGAAGAAACGGCGGCCTGCACGCTCTCCGGATTCACCTTCAACTCGCCGAAAATGTTGTTTGAGATTGCGGCATCCGCTCTGGAGGCCATAATCATCTTGCCAACTTCCAACGTGATATAGAGCACGTTGTAGCCTGAAGAAACTGCGTAGATGGCAGAATTGATCAGCGCTGTCGTCTTACCCGCCTTAGCTCCGCCCATATAGATTGAAAGCTCTTCGCGACCCCAGCCTTTGTGATACAGCAACTCATCAACCATCTTGATTCCGGTTGTGATGCCATTAGGTTGAATCTTGCCATCGCGTTCATCTTGGCGAGTTACCGTTCTGGAGTCGATTTCTTTGAAGAAGTCATAGCCGGAATTATCAGCGGCCCCGACAGTTAGTGCTTCTTTGATGGCCGATTCGATGCCGCCGAAATCGCTTCTTTCAAGCAGATCGACAGATTTCATAATGGCGTTGCCGATAGCTTGATGTTGAGCAAACGCAGCGACTTCATCCACCACGTAATCACGATCAGAAATGTCCGCCTTCAACAGTTGACGGGCTTTTTCGACCACTTCGCTCTTCATGTCCGAACGAATGCGCTTTCCGTCGATTGCTTCTTTTAGCAGCTTGGCAAAGATCGTTGCATCAGGCGACTTGCGATACTTCTTGAAGTAGCCCTGAGCCAGATTTACAAGCACAGCTTCAGATTTATTCTCGAAATGTTCAGGGGAAATGAGTCCCTCTGTGCGCTCATTAAAGGTCGAGTCCAGAATGGTTAGAGCTGCAATTTTTGATTGGAACCCAGCGTCAAACTCAAATTGAGAAACTGACTCTTGAGTTTCGGCTTCTTGCTGTTGACCGCTAAAAGACTGACCAATCATATTTGCAACCTGTGCGTTTTGGTCAGTCATCCTCTTCAACACTCCAAGAATCGAGAGCGCCAATCCAAGAGATTGAATGCTTGAAAATCACATGAACGAGATAGCCTTTAGCATCGCGAGTACCGTAGACTTTCGCTGTAATCGAAAACTTGTCAAAATCAACAATCCTTAAAAACTCCCTCTTGCCGTCAATTGAAGCAAGCAGCTTCTCGCCAGAATCTTTCCACTCTTGGAATTTGGCTTCATGACCAACGATCTTACGTTTCCTTGATCGCTTTTCTTTGTTGGGGAGTGACAATCGTTTTCTATTGTTTTCCGGCATCATGCTTCTCCTGTTATTCATTCATGACTTATTTTATGGCTGAGTAAAAATTACTTGCACGCCTGACCGAATCCGATCCGAATCGGTCTCTTGCTAATTCTTCTGGAAGTTGGCGTTTGATGTAGATCATTGTCATTAACGCCATTTCGACATGCTCACGTTGAGCCGCTTGGTCGAGCAGATACTGGTTGTATTGATCCTGAATCAAAAGACCAGAGTAGCGCTCGGCCAGATAAATAGGATTTGTGGCGTACTGGATATCAACTTTTTGCTTTCGCACCCATACAGCTTTCGCTATATCTTGATAATCCTTTTTATCCATACCGCCAGGCTGAGGAAGCCTGGTCCAGTCACGAGAGCTCGTGACGTGCAGAATTGAACCGCAATAAATGTTGTACGGTATTCCGAGAGCGTCGGAAGCCAAGCGAGCCTTCCACATCGCATTGATGCGTCTAATATCAGAAGACTCCCGCTTTCCTATAAGAAATAAGCTTGGCTTTGTACCTTTGGGATTCTTAAAGCCGATCTCTACATCGTCTGGGAGATCGGCATGCTTCCACTTGACATACTGTTCATCGCTAGGCCACGACCAGAGATCGTCTCTGCGTCTCATTTGCGCTTTATATGCGTTGATATACTCCCAAGAGAAAAGCTCCGTAGCTTGCGATGGGTGGAGTGTCCTGTAATCCCACCAGCGGCTATCCATAACCTTTGGCTCACGCTTCAGATGTTTCTCTTGGATGATAAGATTGATAAAGTCCAGCCACTTATTATCAACGCACGCACCAAAGCAAGGGGCTATAAGCCCCTTCGCTTTGATATTGACCAAATTGTGCGCGTTGGCAAAATGCAACGACACTCCTCCCAAGCTTTTGCAACTATGCGCACATCTTACTTCAGTCCTGACTTACTTTGCAATGACTTATTTTAGGTCAATCGTTGTATGCTTTAATGGCCTCTCTAACGAAGCCAGAGCGCACCACGTCGTCCATTGTAAACTCAACCTTACCAACGTACTTGGAATGACGAAAACGTCTCACAGCGTCCGACAAGCCGTCTACCTCGTCATGATCTTTTTGAGTAACGTCGCCGTTGATGATCACCTTTGATCCATCGCCAAGACGAGTCAGAAACATCTTCATCTGGCCGACAGTGCTGTTTTGAGCTTCGTCAAAGATAACCCAGGCGTTTTTGAAGGTATGGCCACGCATAAACGCGAGAGGAATCGGCTCGATGATCCCACGCTTCAATGCATATTCGGTTTGAGAGGCGCCGAGGCGCTCGACGAGCGCTTGTTTGATTGGCGCTATGTAAGGTGCATACTTTTCATCAATGTCGCCAGGTAGGAAGCCGAGAGACTCTTCAGCCTCTACGGCGGGGCGCGTGATGATGATTCGGCTGATTTCTTTACTTGCTAAAGCCTCAGCCGCCATCGCTGCAGCGATGTAAGTCTTTCCGGTTCCGGCTGGTCCGGTCCCAAAAGTGACCTTCTTAGATTTTATTGTTAGCATGTAATGACCTTGCGCTTCATTACGTGCCTCAAGTGGTTCTGTTTTAGGTTGTGTGTCTGCGTTTTTATCTGCTTGATCTTGCAGCTTTTCCATGAGTTGTATTTTTTTGGTGTTTTGCCTATCTCTCTTTTCTGATTTGCGAAGTCTACGTCTTTCAGCTTTCGTTTGGTGTCTATGACCAGACATTACACGCCCTTTCTCTATGGTGTGAAAGTGTCATTTTACATTAGTCACCGATGACCTACTACAAGAAAAGAGAATAATAAACCTATTATTTCAAAGCCTCTTCCACTTCCAACTCAACGACATCAGAACGCAGTTTTCTCATCGCGCCAAAGTGAACAATGGCCTGCAACTTATAAGTGCCAGTGTTAGTAAAATCACCAACAGCAGTTCGAT